AGGTGATACAGTCCGTGAAGCATTTGATAAAGTAAATCACAACTTCACAGATTTGTACACTGGCGTTGCTGGTGGCGCACAAGGACCACAAGGTCCTGAGGGTCCACAGGGTCCATCTGGACCAAGAGGTGGAACTGGACCACAGGGTCCACAAGGTCCATCTGGTCCAACAGGCGTAAGTGGTGTACAAGGTCCACAAGGACCACAAGGTCCTGTTGGTGCTCATGGTCCATCTGGTCCACAAGGTCCTCGCGGTTTTGCAGGACCACAAGGACCACAAGGTGTTTCTGGTCCATCTGGCGCGTCTGGTCCATCTGGTCCGCAAGGTCCACAAGGTCCTGTTGGTGCTCATGGTCCGTCAGGTCCATCTGGTCCACGTGGCGTTGTTGGTCCAACTGGTCCGCAAGGTCCATCTGGTCCATCTGGTCCGCAGGGTGCTGCTTCAACTGTTCCAGGTCCACAAGGACCGCAAGGTGTCTTTGGTCCTCAAGGTCCGCAAGGTGTCGTTGGTCCGCAAGGTCCACAAGGTGTATTCGGACCACAAGGTCCACAGGGTGTTGAGGGTCCACAAGGTCCTCAAGGTGTCTTTGGTCCTCAAGGACCGCAAGGTGTCGTTGGTCCTCAAGGTCCGCAGGGACCGAAGGGCGATCCTGGTGACTTCGGTGGTATCACAATTGATTATACCTTTGATTCAAGCACTGCAAACTCGGATCCTGGTATTGGTAAACTAAGATTCAACAATGTTATCGCATCATCAGCAAACACGATTTATATTAGTGATGCTGACGATACTTCTGTAGATCTAAACGCTCTATTACAAACTATTGATGACTCAACATCAACAATCAAGGGTCACATCAAGGTCAGTAAAAAACAAAGTGCTGATCAGTTCATCATGTTCACTATTGCATCAGTTTTTGATGCAAGCCCATACAAAGCAATAAACTGCGCATATGTTTCTGGATCATCAGCACTCTCTTCAGGGTCATTCAGTAATGGTGATGACGTTTTAGTAACATTTGCAAGAACTGGTGATATTGGTGATACAGGTCCACAGGGTCCTCAAGGACCGCAGGGTCCAGAAGGTCCACAGGGTCCACAAGGCGTTGCGGGTCCACAGGGTCCACAAGGTGTTGTCGGTCCTCAAGGACCACAAGGTGTCATTGGTGACATTGGTCCGCAAGGACCACAAGGTCCATCAGGACCACAAGGTTCTCGTGGACCAACAGGACCAACCACTTCAGGCGTTGTTGTATTTGAAGGTGGATTAGCAAACACAGACTTTAGCGTCGGACTAAATATCAATTGCGGAGGCGTAAACTAACATGGCATTTATTCAACTACAATTTCGTCGCGGTACAGCATCAGAATGGACTGCGGCAGATCCTGTTCTCGCAATTGGTGAACTTGGTCTAGAGACAGACACTAATCAATTCAAGATTGGTGATGGCACAACACCTTGGACTTTGCTACCATATGGTGGCTTGCATGGTCCGCAAGGTCCTCAAGGCGTTGCAGGTCCGCAAGGTCCTCAAGGTGTCTTTGGTCCACAAGGTCCACAAGGACCAGAAGGTCCACAGGGTCCATCTGGTGTCTCAAATGTGGCTGGTCCAACTGGTCCAGAAGGTCCTCAAGGACCACAAGGTGCCGCATCTACGGTTCCAGGTCCACAAGGTCCACAAGGACCAACTGGTCCAACTGGCGCACAAGGTGGATTTGGTGGCGCAACGTTTGCGTATAATTTCCAAACCAACACATCAGACAGCGATCCAGGTAATAGTTCTCTCAAGTTGAATAATCTTTCAGCGACTCTTGCTAATAAACTTTGGATTGATTACGTTGACGAAAGTGGTTCTGATATTCAAAACTACCTTGCTACAATTGATGATTCTTCATCAACAATCAAGGGTCACTTCCGCATCACGAATAAAGCAAATACTGCTGACTACGCATTGTATACAATCAGTTCATTGACAGATAAGACAGGTTACTTCGAAGTAAACTGTTCTTATGTTTCTGGTAGCGCAGTGTCATTCGACAATGGCGAAAATATTCTTATCACTTTTGCTCGTACTGGCGACAAGGGCGAAGTTGGTCCACAAGGTCCATCTGGTCCGTCTGGTCCATCGGGTGGTCCAACTGGTCCAGAAGGTCCACAAGGTCCACAGGGTGTTCAAGGTGAGGCATCTACTGTTCCAGGTCCACAAGGTCCGCAAGGACCACAAGGACCACAGGGTCCACAAGGTGTCGTTGGTCCACAAGGTCCGCAAGGACCACAAGGTGTCGTTGGTCCGCAAGGTCCACAAGGACCACAAGGTGTTGCTGGTCCACAAGGTCCAACAGGAAACTTTGGTGGTGCTTCCTTTGATATGACATTCAGCGGCAATGACTTCATGGGCGATCCTGGTCAAGGTAAAATTCGCCTCAACAATACAAATGCAAATGCTGCTGACAAACTTTGGATCGATTATCTTGATGATAATGGAACACTGATTCAAAACTTCTTGACAACAATTGACGACTCAACATCGACAATCAAAGGTCACTTTAGAATCAGCCTCAAAAACGATTCATCTGTATTTGCTCTGTATACAATTAGCGCATTGACAGATCGCACTGGTTATTTTGAAGTAGATTGCGCCTATGTTTCTGGCAGTGCTTCACCAAACTTTAGTGACGGTGATAATATCATCATTACCTTTGCTCGTACAGGTGATCGTGGTGATGTTGGTCCACAAGGTCCACAAGGTCCGCAGGGCGTAACTGGTCCACAAGGTCCACAAGGTCCTCAAGGCGTTGAAGGTCCACAAGGTCCACAGGGTCCACAAGGTCCACAAGGTCCACAAGGCGTCACTGGTGATATTGGTCCAACAGGTCCTCAAGGTGTTGTCGGACCACAAGGTCCAACAGGTCCACAAGGTCCAAAGGGAGACACTGGTGACTTTGGTGGCGCAACACTTGATTATACATTCAATACTTTGTTGGATAATAGTGATCCTGGCGTTGGTAAATTGAAACTCAATAGTCTTGCATGTACAACTGCTACTCGTTTGTATATCAATTATCTTGACGATAATGGTACAAACATGTACAACTTTATGGCGACAATTGATGACTCAACTTCTGATATCAAAGGTCACTTCAAAATTGTAAACAAAGCAGATCCAAGTGATTTTGCTTTATACGTTATCAATGCTCTTATTGATCACGTTGCATACTTTGAAATCGATTGTTCTTATGTTTCTGGTAAGGCTTCTGGCTCTTTCCCAAGCGACGAAGATGTATTGATTACATTTGCTCGTACTGGTGACAAGGGCGACACTGGTCCACAGGGTCCAACTGGTCCATCAGGTCCTCCAGGTGGTCCACAAGGTCCACAAGGACCAAGTGGTGCTGCTGTAACTGGTCCTCAAGGTCCACAGGGTCCACAAGGTGTCACTGGTCCACAAGGTCCGCAAGGTGTCACAGGACCAACTGGTCCTGCTGGTGCTGCAGGTGACTTCGGTGGTGCTGCGTTCGATTACGTTTTCGACAACAGTACTGCTGACAGCGATCCTGGTTCTGGTAAGTTGAAGTTCAATAATGCCACAATTGGATCTGCAGATCGCTTGTACATTGATTATGTTGACAATAACTCAGTAAACATTCTTGCGTTCTTGGCAACAATCGATGATTCAACCTCTGATATCAAGGGTCACTTCAAAGTTACAGATAAGAATAATACTAGCAACTTTGGTCTCTTTGTAATCAATTCTATCACAGATAAAACTGGATATTATGAAGTAAACTGTTCTTATGTTTCTGGTGGTGCTTCAGCATTCAGTAATGGCGCTGAGTTGATGATTACATTTGCTCGTACTGGTGACAAGGGCGACACTGGTCCGCAAGGTCCACAAGGTGTTGTCGGTCCGCAGGGTCCGCAGGGTCCAGAAGGTCCACAAGGACCACAAGGCGTCGTTGGTCCACAAGGTCCACAAGGCGATGTCGGTCCGCAAGGTCCACAAGGTGCTGCATCTACTGTTCCTGGACCACAAGGTCCACAAGGACCGCAAGGTGATCTTGGTCCGCAGGGTCCAGAAGGTCCACAGGGTCCTCAAGGTCCGCAAGGTGATGTTGGTCCTCAAGGACCAGAAGGTCCACAAGGTCCACAAGGTGATGTTGGTCCTCAAGGACCAACTGGTCCAGAGGGTCCACAAGGTCCACAAGGCGTCACTGGTGATGTTGGTCCACAGGGTCCTCAAGGTCCTCAAGGACCAGAAGGTCCACAAGGTCCACAAGGTGATGCATCAACTGTTGCAGGTCCTCAAGGTCCTCAAGGACCAGAAGGTCCGCAAGGTCCATCTGGCGTTTCAAATGTTGCTGGTCCACAAGGTCCGCAAGGTCCATCTGGTCCTGCAGGAACGTTTGGTGGCGCAACGTTTGACTACACCTTTGATGCAAATAACTCAGACAGCGATCCTGGTCAGGGCAAGTTGAAGTTCAATAATGGAACTGTTGCCTCTGCTGATAAACTTTGGATTGACTACCTCGACGATAATGCAGTCAATATTCAAACATATCTTGCAACAATTGACGACTCAACATCGACAATCAAAGGTCACTTCAAAGTTAGCCTCGCGTCTAACCCAGCAACCTTTGCGTTGTTTATCATCAATAGTCTTGTTGATAAAACTTCTTACTTTGAAGTTGGATGTTCATGGGTATCTGGTAGTGCTTCTTCCTTCTCAGCCAGCGATGATGTTGTAATTACATTTGCTCGTACTGGCGACAGAGGTGATGTTGGTCCTCAAGGTCCGCAAGGTCCTGGTGGCACTGGTCCGCAAGGTCCACAAGGACCACAAGGCGAAGCATCAACTGTTCCAGGTCCACAAGGTCCACAAGGACCAACTGGTCCAGAAGGTCCACAAGGACCACAAGGTGTAACTGGCGACGTTGGTCCACAAGGTCCACAAGGCGTCACTGGTGACACTGGTCCACAAGGTCCGCAAGGTGTTGTTGGTGATGTTGGTCCTCAAGGTCCTCAAGGTCCTCAAGGACCAGAAGGTCCACAAGGTCCACAGGGTGTCACTGGCGATGTTGGACCACAGGGTCCGCAAGGTCCACAGGGTCCACAAGGTCCTCAAGGTGTGACTGGTGACGTTGGTCCGCAAGGTCCACAGGGTCCATCAGGTCCTGCTGGTGAATTTGGCGGTGCAACGTTTGACTTCACCTTTGACTCAAATACTAGCGACAGTGATCCTGGCAATGGTATGTTGAAGTTCAATAATGGAACACTCAGCAGCGCCAACAAACTTTGGATTGACTATGTTGATGATAATGCAACAAATATCTTCAACTTCCTAACAACAATCGATGACTCAACATCATTGATCAAGGGTCACTTCAAGGTCACGTTGAAAGATACGCCAAGCACCTTTGCGTTGTTTGTAATCAATAGCCTCACTGATAAGACAACATACTTTGAAGTGAATTGCTCTTGGGTGTCTGGTAGTGCAACAACTTTTGCCAATAGCGATGACGTATTGATTACGTTTGCTCGCAGTGGTGATAAGGGCGACACTGGTTCTGTTGGTCCGCAAGGTCCAACTGGTCCGCAAGGTCCACAAGGACCTCAAGGACCTCAAGGTCCACAAGGTGTCACTGGTCCACAGGGTCCACAGGGTCCAACATATAATCAGTCATTGAATACTGGTGATGCTGTTGTGTTTACTGGCGTGACAACCAATGTATTGAATGTCAAGCAAGTATTTGAATCAACAAATGCATTGTCTAGTGCAACTGGAACTGTGACGCATGATTGTGCTCTTGGACATATCTTTGTCCACTCAAGCATCAGCGCGAATTTTACTGCAAACTTCACGAACGTAACAATTCCTGCAAGTAACGCAACATCGTTCACGCTAGTGTTGAATCAGGGTGGAACTGCATATGTACCAACTGCTGTACAAATCGGTGGTCAAGCACAAACCGTTGTATGGCAAGGTGGTACACAGCCAGCTGGTAGCGCAAACAAGAAAGACGTTGTGTCATTCAGTGTTGTGAATAATGAAGGAACTTGGATTACTCTTGGTCAATTGACGACCTTCGGATAATCTAATGTTTAGTTCCTTTAGTGGTTCCAGGGCATATGGTAGGAAAGGGATTTCCTACCTTCCTGGTGTTGTTGCGCGAAGATACAATGGCGGCTATTTTGCTGACGATGTGTCGTGGTTTGCTTCACAAACTGTCTCCTCTACCACAATTCAAGTGGATTCAATATCAGAACCAGCCAGCGACGACGGAAGCGACTTCAGTTATCAATGGCTGGGATATTTTAGACCAGTAACAACTGAAACATATACATTTTATTTGAATAGTGATGATGCGTCTTATATGTGGTTAGGATCAAACGCTATCTCTGGATTTACAACAGGAAACGCCACAGTAAATAATGGTGGTCTGCATGGACCAGTTGAGGTCAGTGGCAGCGTTGCTCTGAGTGCAGGAATATACTATCCAATAAGAGTTCAATTTGGTGAACGTGGTGGTGGTGATATTTGCACATTTAGTTTCTCAACACCAACGATTGCAAAAACAACCACTACAACAGGGCGCACATTCTACAACCCTAGTACAATGGGGATATAATGTTCAATACTTTTGGAAAAAACTATAGTTTTGGTCGCCCTTCTAGAAGAGGAATTGCAGTTGGTATTGTTCAATCAGATTTGACTTTACATCTAGATGCTGCTGATTTAGCAAGTTATCCAGGAACTGGATCTACTTGGACAGACTTGGCTGCTCCAGAGCAAAACGTTACATTGTTTGGTAGCCCAACTTTCACTTCTGGAACACCATCATATTTTTCTTTCAATGGTTCTAATCAATATGGTGTTGGTTCTGGTAACAATGTAGTTCCATCCACAGCATATACAAAGTCAGTCTGGTTCTACATAAATAGTTATACGGATAATAATCTTGTCAGTAGTGACAGCGGCGGTCACTTTATGTACATGGCTGGAACTAACAAGATTTATTGTGGTCATTCTAATTGGTCTAATTATGGAGACTTCCCCTCTGTCTCATCAATTAGTTTGAGCACTTGGTATAATGCGACATTGACATTTAGTAATGCAGATGGTATGAAACTATATTTGAACGGATCATTAGACGCAACATATACAGCAAATAAGAGTCAGCGTTCTGGTAATGGTGCAACAAATATAGCATGCTTTGGCGCTGGTGGTAATATGTTAGACGGTAGAATTTCTTTGGTTATGTGTTATAGTAGAGAACTCACAGCGGCTGAAGTGACGCAAAATTATAATAATTATAAATCTAGGTTTGGTTTATGAGTGATGTAGATAAAAATCTTGCTGACATTTTGAATACTGATTATGTTCCTGTAGTAAGTGAAAAATCAGATAAGCCCATTACAATTCATCAGGACGAATCACAAAATCCTGATGCACATTATTCTCGCGCAAACTATTACAACCTAATCGAAAAAGGTAACGAAGCCCTTGATGGTATTCTTGAGGTTGCTCGTGAGTCACAACACCCAAGAGCGTATGAAGTAGCAGCAAACATGATCAAGAATCTCTCTGATGTTACAGAGAAGTTGATGATCCTTCAGAAGCAGCAAAAAGAATTATTGCCAAAAGAGCAGCAAGCGCAAACGCAAAACATCAATGTGGATAAAGCAGTGTTCGTCGGAAGCACAGCTGAGTTATTGAAGCAACTCAAGAATGAATCTGCCAAGTAGAATCAAAAATTATCTTGGAAATCCAAGACTAAAACGAGTCAATATGACATTGAATCTGACTGAAGATCAAGTCAGAGAGTATGTCAAGTGCGCACAAGATCCTGTCTACTTTATTGAAAACTATGTCAAGGTCGTCATGCTTGACACTGGTTTTACTCAAATTAGATTATATCCCTTTCAAAAAGAAGCCATTGAAAAGTTCAATAAGAATCGCCAGATCATTGTAAAGGCAGGTCGTCAGGTCGGTAAGACCACGATGGTTGTTGGTTACATTCTTTGGTATGTTCTATTCAATAATGATAAGTCTGTTGCGATTCTTGCTAACAAAGCAGCAACTGCTCGTGAAATTTTGAATCGTATCAAACTTGCTTATGAAGCATTACCACTTTGGATTCAGCAGGGCGTCAAAACTTGGAACAAGGGTGATATTGAATTAGAAAACGGATGTCGCATTCTTGCTAACTCAACGGCATCTAGCGCGATTCGTGGTTTCTCCATCTCGCTTCTATACCTTGACGAGTTTGCATTCGTTCCAACGAATATTGCTGACGAATTCTTCACGTCTGTTTATCCTACCATTTCTTCTGGTAAAGAATCTAAGATTCTAATTTCATCTACGCCGAATGGCATGAATCACTTCTATAAGATGTGGACAGATGCAGTAGAAAACAATAATGGATTTACTCATATCTCAGCAAACTGGCGCGAGGTTCCAGGTCGTGATCAAGCATGGGCTGATGAGCAGTATCGTGTTCTTGGTGATCAGAAGTTTATGCAGGAAATGGAATGCGAATTCCTTGGTTCCTCTGGTACATTGATCAGCGCACGCGCTTTGAGAGCCATGGCATTCATCAAACCAATTATGACAACTGGTATTGAGCATCTAAGCATCTATGAAGAAGCAAAACCAGATCGAGTTTACTTTATAACAGTCGACACATCACGTGGTAAGGGTTTAGACTACTCAGCGTTTACCGTTATCGACGCGACTCAACTCCCATATAAAGTCGTCGCGACATATAAGGATAACGAGATCAGCCCATTGGTCTATCCTGCGATCCTAAAACAAGTCGGTATGTACTACAATAATGCTTATCAGCTGATCGAAACGAATGATAACGGACAGCAGATCGCCGATATTCTATTTGAAGATTACGAATACGAGCATATTCTCTCGACCGTCGAACACGGTAAGTCTAAACTCAATAAAAAACTCTTGGTCAACTTTGGCTATGGTCAAAAGAGCGGACGAGGTGTCAAAACGACCAAGTCCGTCAAACGATTGGGGTGTACTCTACTGAAAAACCTAATCGAAAGACAACAGTTGATTATTCAAGACTATGAGATTATCTCTGAGTTATCTACCTTCGTAAGTAATGGGGTCACTTTCGAGGCTGAAGAGGGTAGCCACGACGATTTGGTGATGTGTTTAGTTCTTTTTTCTTGGCTCACGAGTCAAAAATTCTTTACAGATATGACAAACGTTGATATTCGACGAAAATTGAACGAAGAACATCTAAAAATGATCGAAGAAGAGTCAATCGGTGATACAATTCTAGCAGGACATATAGATGTCGATAGTGGAACAGGTCCTGCTTTTGTTGAAGATGGAGCTGTTTGGTCAACGGTACAACGGTAAAAACCCCAAAATACTAAATAATCAGTAGATTTCTTATCCTCCAAGACAGGAGCAAAAACATGGCTTTTCAAGTATCACCAGGTGTGAATGTATCTGAAATTGATGCAACTACAGTTGTTCCAGCAGTTTCCACAGCCACTGGCGCTATTGGTGGCGCATTCCAGTGGGGTCCAGTCGACGTCCTCCGTCAAGTTTCTTCTGAAGATGAACTTGTAGAAGTATATGGCAAACCAGACGCCACTACTCACCTACCATTCTTCACTGCAGCAAACTTCCTTTCTTACAGCAACAGCCTCTTCGTATCACGCGCTGATGCTGCAACGTTGAACTCTGCAGTTGCACTCAACGTTGATCCGCTTTCTTGCGCATCAAACGTCAAGATGAAGAATGAAGATCATTACTTCTCAACGTTCCACAGTGCATCAAACGCAGATATCGCCTTCGCTGCTCGCTATCCTGGTTCACGCGGCAACTCATTGAAGGTCGCAATTATTGCAAACGCCAATGCTTCTGTATTCGGATCTGCTCCATATCATGAGTTCTTTGATTCTGCTCCTGGTACTTCTGCTTGGGTTGCTGCAAATCATAAGTCAAACGCAAATGACGAAATGCACATCGCAGTCATCGACGAAGATGGATTGTTCTCTGGAACACCAAACACCGTCCTAGAACGTTTTGCTTATGTTTCAAAAGCAACAAATGCCAAAGACGAATCTGGCAACAGCATCTATTGGAAGAACGTTCTATACCGCAGCTCACGTTATGTTTATGGCTATGGTCAAAATAGCGAAACATGGGGTGTTGCAGCTGATTCAAGCCACGAGTTCGATGGTGAGAATCTAACAATCTCTTTCATCTGGGGTACTGACGGTACTGTAACAAACGGCAACGTAATCTCTGCATATGATCAGTTTACTTCAACAGAAAATGTTGATGTTTCACTTGTCATGACTGGTGGTTATGGCGAAGCTGTTGCTGAGAAGGCAATTGCGATCGTTGACTCTCGTCGCGACGCAGTAGCATTTATCTCTCCAACATATGCAAATGTTACCGCTACTGACCCAGTCACTGCAGTAAATAACTATCGCAACGCACTACCATCATCTTCATACGCAGTAATGGATAGCAACTGGAAGTATATGTACGACAAGTACAACGATACTTACCGTTGGGTTCCATGTAATGGTGACGTTGCTGGTCTTTGCGCTCGCACTGATGCCGATCGCGATCCATGGTTCTCACCAGCTGGATTCAATCGTGGTCAGTTGAAGAACGTAATCAAGTTGGCATATAATCCAAGCCAAGCAAATCGCGACGAACTATACAAGAAGGGTGTCAACCCAATCGTATCGTTCCCAGGCGAAGGCGTGGTTCTATATGGTGACAAGACGTTGCTTGCAAAACCAAGCGCATTCGATCGTATCAATGTACGTCGTCTCTTTATCGTCCTAGAGAAGGCAATCGCAAGAGCAGCCAAGGCAAGCCTCTTCGAATTCAATGATGAATTCACAAGAGCAACCTTCGTAAATCTTGTTGAGCCATTCCTACGCACGGTACAGGGTCGTCGCGGTCTTTATGACTTCCGTGTCGTTTGTGACGAAACAAACAATACTCCAGACGTCATTGATCGTAACGAGTTTGTTGGCGATATCTACATCAAGCCAGCACGTAGCATCAACTTTATCCAGTTGAACTTTGTCGCTGTCCGTACTGGTGTTGCCTTCGACGAAATCGTTGGTCGCTTCTAATAAATAGACTAGGATAAAGTCAGGAGAATACAATGGCTTTTAATGTAAATTCATTCCGTACCCAACTTACTGGTGATGGCGCACGTCCTAATCTGTTTGAAGTACGACTCACGTTCCCAAATTATGCATCACTTGGTGCTGCTGCGTCGGTCAAATCTTCTTTCATGGTAAAGACTGCTGCTCTCCCAGGTTCAACAGTTGGTATGGTTACAGTACCTTACTTCGGTCGCGAAGTGAAGGTTGCTGGTAATCGTACTTTTGCTGATTGGTCAGTAACAATTATCAACGATGAAGACTTCTTGATTCGCAACGCAATGGAATCATGGATCCGCGGAATCAACGATAACGTTTCTAACCTACGCTCAACAAGAGCAAGAACGTCACAATCATATGGCGTTGATGCTGAAGTTCTTCAGTTTTCCAAAGATGGCAGACAGTTGAAGAAATACAAGTTTGTTGGTATGTTCCCAACAGACATTGCTCAAATTGATCTAGACTGGGGTTCAAACGATACGATCGAAGAGTACACAGTAAACTTCGCATATCAGTATTGGGAAACAGTTGATCGTGGTGGTCTTTCAAGTTTGAGATCACCAGTTGAATCTCTTCTTGGCGCTTAATGCCGCTTGAAAAGGGGGAGGATATCCTCCCCCATTTTATTATGAGGTAATGCATGGCAATCAATCTATTCGGATTCGAAATAACACGAAAGAAAGGCGAAGAAGATCCAAAACAACTTCAGCCTCAAATCAGTGCACCTGTTTCAGACGATGGCGCTCTTGCTATCAACGCTGGCGGATACTTTGGAACGTATCTTGATCTAGAAGCCAGTTTCAAAAACGAAAATGATCTCGTCACTCGTTATCGAGAAATGGCTATGCAGCCAGAACTCGAAGCAGCCATTGACGAAATTGTCAACGAAACAATTGTGCACGACGTAACTGGTAAAAGCGTTACAATTATGCTCGATGATCTTGAGCAACCAGACAAAATCAAGGATATGATCCGCGAAGAATTTGATAATGTTCTTCGCATGCTCGATTTCTCAAATCGTGGCGCAGACATTTTCCGTAACTGGTATATTGACGGTCGCCTTTTCTATCAAGTTTTGATTGACGAAAAACAACCAAAACTTGGCATTCAAGAATTGGTTTACATTGATCCACGTAAGATCAAAAAAGTTCGTACAATTATCAAGAACAGAGATCCAAGAACTAAAGTTGATGTGATTGCTGGCGTTGAAGAATTCTACGTCTTCAATGAAAGAGCATCAATTCAAGGTCAACAAATTGTATCATCAGTCAGTTCACCAAACTCTGTTCGCATTGCGCCAGACGCAATCATCAATATCAATTCTGGCATTCTTGATGCAAAAAGAATTATGGTTTTGTCTTACCTTCACAAGGCAATCAAGCCACTCAACCAGCTCCGAATGGTTGAGGACGCTGTTGTAATCTATCGTCTATCACGTGCTCCAGAACGTCGCGTATTCTATATTGATGTTGGTAATATGCCAAAGGTCAAAGCAGAACAATATCTTCGTGATATTATGACAAAGTTCCGCAACAAAGTTGTTTACGATAGTTCTACTGGTGAAGTCAAAGACGATCGTAAGTTTATGTCAATGATGGAAGATTTCTGGATCCCACGTCGCGGTGAAGGTAAGTCAACAGAAATCACAACTCTTCCAGCAGGTCAAAATCTTGGTGAGTTGTCAGACGTAAAATACTTCGAATCAAAACTTTACAAGTCATTGAACGTTCCAATTTCTCGTTTGGAACAGAATCAAGGATTTTCTCTTGGTCGCACAACAGAAATTACACGCGACGAATTGAAGTTTACCAAGTTCGTCGATAGAGTTCGTGCTAAATTCAGTACATTGTTTGATGAATTGATGAGACGTCAGCTTGCACTCAAGGGTATTTGCTCTGTCGATGAATGGGAAGTCTTGAAAGAAAAGATTCACTATGACTTCCTCAAAGACAATAACTTTGCAGAGTTGAAAGAATCAGAGTTGATGACTTCTAGACTTCAACTCATGAATCAAATTGATCCATACGTTGGGACATATTTCTCGCGCGCATGGGTCAAGAAACATGTCCTTCACTTTGATGAAGAAGGCATTGAGAGAATGGATCAGGAGCTTGAAGAAGAAAAGGCAGCAGCAGAAGCGATGGGAATCGGTAGCCTATCCGTATCTGCACAAAATGCTGCTGTTGCGCAAAACGCTGCCATGGCTGCAATGCAGGGACAACCTGCAGCACCACAACAGCAAGCAGCCAATTCAAGTAATCTTGACCAAGCATTTAGTTCACAAATTAAATAAATAATGGAGAAATCATGGACAAACCAATGACACTTGATATGGTAAAAGCAGCAATCATGGGAGATAAAGCAGGGTTTGAAGCAGCATTCAATAACACGATTGCTGATAAAGTCTCTGACGCTCTTGAAGTAAAAAAGGTTGAAGTTGCATCGTCTTTACTCACACCAGAAGTACAATCAAATGAAGTTGAAGCAAATCAAAGCGAAGTTGTCGGAAGCGAATCCAGCGATGGATCAGCAGAAGCAACAGCAGAAGCAAGCGCAGGTTGATAGCGCAAGAATTAGCGCATTAGTCCGCGCTGGTATGATGCCAGCCAGCGACCTTCCGCGCCTGAAGGTTGCACTACGCCGTCAATCTCAAACTGGTGATATTGCTAAACTACCAAAGCAACACAGAGATGTATTGAGCAGATATTATGGTGCAACATCACAAGCTGCTCTAGGTTCACAGCAGTCATTCCAAGCAGTTCGCCGCAACATCGTTTCTCATAACGAGATTGAAGTTGATGGTGAGATGATCAATGAAGCAATTGCTGCTTTCAAAGACGAAAATAATCCTCCAGTAATGATTGTGCTACAACGTAAGGGAATTCGTATTTTCCCAGACGGTCGTAAAGTTGCTATGTATCAAAATAAGCAACTCGGTCTTGTAATTACAATTCCATATGCTGGTACTGGTAATAGTCCAGGCGAAATTATTCCTGGAGCAAACGTTCAGATGGAAGAGGCTGATCTCGAGGATATTCTTGAGAGTTTAGAGCAAGTTTCTAAATATGCTTCTGAGCAAAGTCCAAAAGCAACATCAAAACATATGAAGTTTGCAGATGGATCAAAACTTAGAGTTAGTCATGGTGCTGCAAAAGCCATTCATATGGTCCACGGCGCATTGAACGACGAGAACAAAAAGAAGTTTGCTGATATGCTCACACATCCAAAAGGATTCGAAAAAGCAGCACACTTTGCATTGAGTAAAGTCAAATTCACAATCGGTGACGAAGAATGAGTTTAGTATCAGAAATTGTACGAGAGATTATCGCTGAAGCAAACGTTCAGCGTATGGGTCGCAAAAAACTTATCCGCGCAAGAGTGCGTGGTGGTAAGGTTCAGCGTCGCAAAGTTCTTTCAGCAGTTCCAGGCTATACCATTCGTGGTGGTAAATTGGTTCGCATCCCACCGCGCGAACGCATGAAGAGAAAGCTCGCAGCTCGTCGTGCTAAGATCAAAAGAAAAGCCAAGATGGCTCGAGCACTTATCAAAAGAAAGCGTTCTCTAAGAAAGCGCGCATCACTGGGGTTGAAGTAAATGAAACTAATCACAGAATCAATCGAAGAAGTCAAGGTTCTTACCGAAGAACAAAACGGTGTAAAATCACTTTACATTCAAGGACCATTTCTCGTTGCTGAAACAAAAAATCGCAACGGTCGTGTGTATCCTGTAGATACGCTTGCAAAAGAAGTCAAGCGTTATAGCGAAGAATATGTAGATAGAAATCGCGCATTCGGCGAGTTGGGTCATCCAGACTCACCATCGATCAACTTAGATCGCGTATCACATCTAATCACTAACCTCAAACAAGAAGGTAATGTTTGGGTTGGTAAAGCAAAAATTCTTGAAACACCAATGGGTAAAAT